CGGGTCAATAACCAAAGTCAGCTTGCCGCATACGTACACCCCAACACAATTCGTGCTATAGAAGTGAACGCTTTCCCGCTGGTCTGCGGTGAGTTTTAAATACTGATCGTAGTCGGAAAGCCGTACATCTTCGGAAGAAGTGCCACCCATACCTTCCAGCCACTCGAAATCATCCAAGAAAAGCCCGCAGAAGTCGTTAAACGCCTCAATAGTATCAAAGTACACAGCGCGAGTTATAAGCGCCTCTTGCGGTCTGTCTGCGCGTTCTTTCAGTTCGTCCAGAGTGGACTCCTTGCCAATACCACCCAACAAGCCAGTGCAGAAAATCTGCTTCTCTTCGGTCAAGTCCTGAACGGTGATATTTTCCGCGATATTCTGACGGGATACAATGCGGCGCTCCTCTGCTTTCACAGCCTCTTCATGGAGCCGTGCCTGTTCTGCCTCCCATGCCGCCATTTCTGCCACCTGTCGTTTTTCCTCTGCCTGTACCTCTTCGGAGTATGCCCTGCGCTCTGCGTCCGTCATTTCTTCCCGGACTTCGAAACCGTCACAACGCTTAAACTCAACATCCAAATAATAACCTACATCGTAATAATCGCTCATGGGGTCGCTGTTGTTGTGGTTCCACTGTTGCGCAATCGTGACAATGTTCTGTGCTTTCTTAAAAAATGCGGTTGTGAGTTCCCAATAGCGGCGGCGGTCGCTATCACTGATAAAATGTTCATTGACTCCCGCCATTTTTGCGGCTTGCTGGCGTACATACTGCGCATGGAGTTCTTCGCGCTCCTGATTGCTCATGCTTTCCCACTCTTCGCATGTGTAGTAGTGATAGTGCCAGCCGTTCTCATTAATATAAATATTCTTGTTCATGATGTCGTGTAACAGATCGCCCATAGAATAACGGAGTCTCATCTCTTCCACGCTGGCGAAATCTTCCGGGGTTGCTTTAATAGTCACGGTGATGCTATCCGTCCAGCCGCTACGATTCGCGCGAACTGTGACACCCTTCACGCCTCGCGCCTTGAACTCCTCGCGCATAACCTTAGCAAAATCTGCGCCGTGTGCGGTCTTGGGCTTATGCCCTACGCCGTCCATGTTGATCGTTTCAACCTTCGCCGCCTTGGTTGCGATAGGTGCGGGAGCGTCTGCGCCGCCTGTGATCGCCTGAGCGAGCGCCATGCGCTCTGCGGTGTTCTTCGCATACCAGAGCTTTTTTGTTCTGTGCCATCTAAAACCGGCGCTTTTCAGTGCGTCCAGTGTTGCCGCTTCCGGCTTCTCTGTGAACATAATCTCGATTCCGTCAAGTTCCTGATTGATTCTATACTGTGTCATGGTGGTTTCCTCCTTCTTTGCTGGTGTTCCTTCGGGACTTCCTGACCACCCACCGCGCGGCGCTTGGCAAGTGACCGGGCGTCTGTCCTTTTGGTAACTTTTGGTAATGTTCCTTACTTCTTGATACTATTATAGTATATGAACGTATACTTTACAATATACAGAATATACAAATATGAACGTATACTTTTTATGTATTTTGTATATGTTCATATACAGTACACCATGATAAAATCCCCTTGAAAGGAGGTGAGCGCATGGCAATTCCCGAAAAACAGAAGAAATACAACGCCGCCAACATTAAACGAATCCCGCTGGACGTTCAAAAAACAGAATATGAACGCATAAAGGCGGCGGCAGAAGATCAGGGCGAAACCGTGAACGGATATATAAAGAAAGCTATATCCGAAAGACTAGAACGGGAGCAGTAAACACGATCAGCCCGAAGAGATCAGCATAAAAAGGTGTACACACTTACTATTGAAAGTGTACACACCCCATGTTATAATCGTATCAACAAAATAACATCCGGGCTGTCAGATATTCCCAACAATGCAGATTATGTGCTGTTGGGATTTTTTATTATACAGGAGGTACACAACATGACTATAAAGGAACTACAGCAACGGCGAAAAGATCAGGGAACCGCCGATAATATCCAGCAAAAACCCGCAGAGGGTTCTTTTTGTATATCCTCCGATAGTCCCGCTATAGATCAGCCTACACACGATCAGCCCCCGGAAACAGACGGACGGACTACCCGCAAAAGATCACCCAAACGGGAAAATAAAAGTGTACACACCAAAGAAAAGAAAAGTGTATACACCCCCGCAAAAGTGTACACACCCACAACGCCTCCCGAGATCATCCCGACCGCCGCAATAGATCAGCAGACAATCAGCCCGACAACCCCAAACACGATCAGCAACAAGCAACTCCCCGACAAGATCACCCCCGCCGATATCCTACCCAAACAAACACTAGACAACGCCCATCAAGATCAGGAGGAGATTTTACCCGCTGGTTTATATGACGATATTTGCGCCTCTATAGAATACTACTGCCAACAGCACGATATAAACGACATCTACAAAATACACCCTATACAGTGGCGCGCCGTCTGCATGTCCATCGGTACGGGTATCAAGGCACGCAAGTTATTATATGACATGGATTATCTACGCATTAAGGGCGGCAAAAAATACGACAATAACAAGGTGCTTTTACTGCTCTTTATGTATGACAGAATTTGCGCCGATTATAAGCAAGTAGCATTCATGCATAACTTCCCACCGTTCGCGGGTGTATCGAGAGAGTATTTTAACGACTATGCACAGAAGGAACTAACCTCCTCACAAATTGGCTTGCGTGAAAAAGCGTATGAAATGCAACGGGCATCATTAGCGGGGGCGGTGAACGGTGGCGGGTCTGCTACTGTCGGAAACATCTTCCTTTCTAAAGCGTTGGGCGGTATGCAAGAAACCGTCACAATCCAGCACGTCAGCGGTCAATCTGCTCCTGTTTCGGGCGCGCTCCCTGTATTCGGTGACAACGGTCTGTCGCTCCCATCGTCCGAACTGTGAAAAAGTTACCTTTCTATATTGTTTGGTAACTCCCCCCGGACACGATCAGCAGACGGACGGCGGCACGATCAGCGGCGGGGAGTGGGGGTTATTCAGGCGGCAACACAGGCGGCGGGGTTAGCCCCCTAAGCACTAAAATTTCGAAGGGGTGTGTACACCGATGGGACGTGTATATCGAAATGTAGACGTAATAGACCGAGAGACGGGTGCGAAACTGAATGAGGAGCGGGACAGGGTAACGGTAGATGGTGACAGTAAGAGTAAGAAAGTAACGAACGGTCTGTTTTCGAAGGTGTGGGTAACGGGTGGTTTGGATAAGTTAGGGAATATGGAGATAGCGTTTCTGATACGGATAATGAAGTATGTAGATCATCGTGATAACACTATTCGGATTGATGGCGAGGCAATGACGGTGAAAGAGATGTCGGAAGTGACGGGGATAGGGTATGCGCGGTTGTCGGAGGCAGTGAAGGGTATGGTAGAAATGAAGGTAATGGGGAAACATAGCACAGGGATAGTGGATTATATAGGGCGAAGGAGTGTAATTTACTCAGTTAATCCCTATGTGATATGTAAAGGGACAATGATAGATAAGAGGATTTGTTCTTACTACGGTATCGACTAGCCGAGGGGGTGCAGAAAAGATACGCAAAAAGGGGCAAAAATGGGGTTAAAGCCCCGTGGTTATGGGAAAAAGTGCGTTACAAATGTTTTCTTTTTTAGAAAGGATTTGTACAAATGTTTTCTTTTTTAGAAAGGATTTGTAAAAGGAGGGTGTAAAAATGGTGTATTTGACGGCTAACGGAAAACGTATTCCGATGGGTGACGAATTGACTATAGAGACGGATGGACGGCGGCTCTATTTTCAGAGTGGCGAGGCGGAATTTGAGAAGGAATATGATAGCGTGCTGGAAATATTAGGGGTAATGATGTGGCTGATGAAGAATACACCAAAGACAGTAGTACGGTTTAAGGACGGGGAACACGAATTTATCCGTAAGAGGAAATATCAGGGGTATAAAGACCAGTTAAGGTTGTAGGAGGACGTATGGCAAGTACGAAAACGACAGTAAAGACGATCCGATTAACGAACGAGACAGCGGATTTTTTCGAAGGAAAACCACTGAACAGGTATGTAGAGTGTCTGCATAGCCTGATTGAAAGCGGGAAAGTGAAGATGGACGGTGACAGTTTGCGGGTGATTGGCAAGAAGGGGGATTTAACGTCCATATATGACAAAGTACCGCCCGAAGTAACGGCGAATTTTGCGGATTTGGACGATTTGTTGGAAGGTGGCGTAGCTGGATTGATGGTCGCGGTGAATAATATGATCGAAGATGGTCTGTTGAACACGGATTATTCGATATGTGGTGAACCGTGGGTGGAGAAATTCAGGGATGCGTGTAATGCAAAGGGATTGAAGGTCGAAAATGTATCAGAAAAGGCGATTTTAGCACTCCAAAAGGGGGATTTATGAAGAGAGTAACGGTTTATAAGGATAAGGATTTCATAAAATTTGTGAACGTCACGGAAGTTATCTTCACAGATACGATGGTGCATATCAAATGGCTGGCGACAGACGGTGGGATTGAGCCTGTAAAGGTAAGATCATCCTTTTCGGTGCATAGTATCACCAGAGTAGATGTAGTGGAGGGGTGAAAGATGGAAGAGAAGATATTCAGGATATTTCATAATGGTATTCACTGCCCTGTAAAGACGTGTACCGAGATCATAGCAGACGGAAATCACTATTACGACATAGAAGTAGACGTTCCCCCGGAAAGCCTTGTGGTGGATGCGAGTAAGGTACAGGATTTAGACGAAGAGGACGACAGGAGGTAATATGGCAAGTCCCGAACTGATAAGGGCGTTTGAATCGTATAAGACGTATACGGCGAAGAACGATAAAGTAGACGAAAAGGTAATAGATGCCTGTGTGATGGCGGCGAACGTAGCTTATGTGACGGAGAAAGATATCGAGTATGGTCGTCAGATATCGGAATTTACCCATCCATTGATTGACCGATGGACGAAAGAGAACACAAACGGCACATTTTGGATGTTGGAACAGTGGATGCAAGAGCATCAAAGAACGCATAACGTGATAGATAAGGCATACGAACTATGTAAGATCGAATCACCGTTCCTGTTTACGTCATATATGTACTATATGGAAAAGAACAGGGAGTATTCGAAACGGTTTTACGTGCCTAGAAGAAAAACCCTGTGGTTGCCAGCACAGGACTTACAGGAAATGGAGGACGATAAATTAGACACCTATGGATTGTCGATGCCGTCACGAGTAGGCAAGTCCACTTTGATGATATTTTTTCTGACTTGGGTAGGTTTGCGAAAACCGATGTCGCATAACGCTATGGGCGGTCACTCTGGGCAGTTGGTAAAGCGATTTTTCAGGGGCTTGGAAAATCTGACAGATACGGACGAGTATACGTTTGCTGAACTGTTCCAATATGCGAACCCCCGGATGAAGAAAGTCGTGGAACGGAAGTCTAGTGATCCAGCGGAATTGACCATCAACCTTGGGAAGAAGGATGAATTTGCGACATTTACGTGCCGTTCTGCCGATGCTACGTGGACAGGCGCGATTGACGTAAGCGAAGATGGATATTTGTATGTAGACGACCTTGTAAGAGATCGTGAACATTCACTTTCAGCAAGCCGTATGGAAAATACCTATCAGGAATATCAGAATAAGATGCTAGACCGTATGAATGACGGCGCAAAGAAAATCTTGGTCGGTACACTTTGGTCGGTATTAGACCCGCTTGTTAGGGAAGAACACGCGAATATCGGGAATGATCGTGCTAGGTTTCGGAAGATACCAGCGCTGAACGAGAAAGACGAAAGCAACTTTCAGTATGAGTTTAAAGGGTTCTCTTCGGAATATTACATAGGCTATCGGGAAAGATTGGAAAAACCCGAGTGGTGTTCGAAGTATATGCAAGCGCCGTTTGTGCGGGAAGGTCTTACATATCCGATAGAGGAACTTCGGTTTTTCGATGGGAACGTGCCTGATACACCGTGTAGGACATTAGCGGCGATCGACCCCGCTTTTGGTTCCGGGGATAGCCTGTCGATGCCGATATGTAAAGACTACGGAGACGAGAAATTTATAGTAGATTGGGTACACGACAAGAGAACGGTGGCTTATACGATACCACTGATAGCGGATAAAATCTTGGAACATACCATTACGGAATTGAAGATAGAGAAAAACCGTGGTGGTGACTTGTTCGCGGAGCAGTTGCAGAAAGAATTAGACACAAGGATGATCCGTCATTGCCATATCACATTAGAGAATGCACCCGTGAAGATGTCGAAGGAAGATAAGATCAGCGGGTACTCGGATTTCGTGAAGAGACACTTTCAGTTTTTAACTGTAAGGAAGTGGACGGATGATAGCAATTTCGTCTATGTAGCATCCGAACAGTATAAACGGGCGATTGATGAACTGACAATGTTTTCTGCCGAGGGTAAGAACGTCCATGACGACAGCGCAGATGCCATAACGCAATTAGCAATGATGTTTGAAACACGGGAAAAGCGTAAAGCTGTTATCCGAAGGGGACTACTATAAGGAGGTAATATGACTACTAAAGCGTATCTGTATCAGTTGCGGAACATTGACCGAAGAATACAGGATAAGATCAGGGAATCGGTCGAATGGAAAGAGATAGCAATGGGTAAAACGTCCACTTTAAGCGACATTAAAGTGCAGAGTACACCAAATCAAGAGATTATGGCAGATGCGGTTGCCCATGCGGTCGATTATGAGCGAGAAGCGTCTGCATTAGCGGTGGAAATGACGGACTTGAAATACCGTATCATTAAGCAGATAGACGGTATCGAGGATGAACGGACGTATAACGTGCTGAAAGAACACTTTGTTCAGCAGTTGGGAGTAGGTACGCTGGCAGATAAGTATGACTTAACGTATAACGCTATGAAGTGGAGAATAAAACAGGCGATCATCCACTTTGAGAAAATCTACGGTAAGGAATGGTAATTTTCAAAATTTGCAGTTGAACGTGAGGTATGGATTATGGATAATATAAGTATGAAACCTTTAGCAGAAAATCAGAACCCTATCCCGGTAGTGGATGAATACGTGGAGTGTGAAGCCGATGGTGATAAGTCCTCTAGCGACACAAACGATAATAAGCCCGAACAAGTCCCTTCGAACGGCGATCATTGACGGTGTAGCGGTACACTGTATGGCGGCGAACGCCACTGTAAGAGCCGTTGGGAATAGGTTTTTATTGCCGAGTACACAAGCATCATCGAACTACGGTATCGGTTCGAGTGGGGAGATAGGATGTTATGTCGGTGAGGAGTATCGCAGTTGGTGTACCAGTTCGCGTGCCGAGGATAATCATATAATAACGGTCGAGGTTGCTAATGATGGTGGCGCTCCACAATGGCACGTATCTGATATGGCAATGCGATCCCTTATCCGACTACTTGTGGATGTGTGTAGACGGAATAAGATCAAGAAACTTGTTTGGTCTAGCAAGAAGAGTGATAGAGTAAACCATCGTAACGGATGTAATATGTTTGTGCATAGGGACTATGCGAATAAGGCTTGTCCGGGGGATTATCTCTATAGCTTGCATCCGTATATCGCACAGGAAGTAAATAAGATGCTTGGCGTGACCGATGTAGGGCGTTTTGTGTATAAGGGTACAGACTTTAGCCCTGTGTTTGATCCCGCTTTCTATGCGGCAAGGAACCCCGATTTGAGCGTGTTCGGTGGGGATGCCGACTTACTGTTTACGCATTTTTGGCAGTATGGCATGAATGAGCGCAGACAGGCAAAAGAGAATTTCAACGTGATTATCTATCGGATGAACTATACAGATTTGAATACGGCATTCGGTGATAATTGGTTTTCATATTATTGGCACTATTGCGTATGCGGAAAGAATGAGAACCGCATAGCCGCTTAGTCCTCCGAAGTCCCCACGGTTTTCCCATTTTCCCGTGGGGATTTTCAATTATTGCAAAGATTTTCAGTTGTATATAAAATTTGATGGGTTTAAAATAGAATGAGACAATGTTGAACCGCAACCTTCGTGGATGCGGTTTTTTTATTTTCACGAAGGAGGAAACATTATGTGGACAGAAGGATCTACAGTATTGGTCAATACCGATGCTGGTAAGCGTTATGTGCGTGTTACTGTATTCGGTGATAGTGTACCCGTAACGATGCCGACAAATGGCACGGGGATTGACGGTCTGAATGCAGACGATATCTTGGCACAGGGATGTAAATTCTATTGCGTAGGGAATGGAAAACTTTTCATCCTGAATAGCGCTGGCTCTTGGGTAGAGCAGTAAGGGGGTATAAGTATGGATGATATCAGTATTTTAACCCTTGCGGTTGCAAAGAAGTATACCGATGATAGTATCGCTGGCGCTGGCGGTCTGGAAGGTAAGCCGTGTCAGATACAATCCATTGAACCGATCACGGGCGGCAACCGTGTTACGTTCTTGTGGGAAGATAACGATGGCGTAGAGCATACCGACACAATGGACGTAATGAACGGTACAGACGGTACAGACGGACAGGACGGTTTGGGTATTAAGTCCGTAGTAGTGACGCCACAGAACCATGTAATCGTTACGTATGACGACAATACTACGGAAGATGCGGGAGAGATTACCATAATCGGTAAAGTCAATAGCGTAAATGGATGTGACGGTGATGTAGTTTTAAGCCTTTCCATTTCGGAGGGCGTAGTATCTCTTACACAGGAGGAAGTATAAATGAGTTATTCGGGAAAGTTCAAAGACAAGAATAATAATCTGCATCCCGTGACAAGCGTACTGTATGGTACGTGTGATACGGCGGCGGCAACGGCGGCAAAAGTCGTAACGTGTACCGATTTTGACACTCTTATGACGGGTGTCACGATCCGTGTTAAGTTTGCGAACGCGAATACGGCGGCAAGCCCTACGGTGAATATCAATTCCACAGGGGCGAAGTCTGTCTATCGTTTTGGGTCTACTGCTCCGGTAGATGGCAATAGCTGGAATGCGGGAGAAGTTGTTGAGTTGGTCTATGATGGCACTTCCTTCTTTATGACGGGTGCTGACGATATCGCGGCGAAACAGGACGCAACCGACAATACTTTGCAGACCACGGATAAGACAGTAGTCGGTGCGGTTAATGAATTAAAGAGTGGTTTAACTGATTTGTCAGACCACGTAGACGGCGATGCAACCACCTATCCGTATGCCGATGTTATCACCGTGAGTGATGCCGTACCCGCTAATCTTGCGGATTGCTCTGTTAAGGTAGACCCTGTACAGGATTTGCACGGTTATGACAAGCCGTGGGTTGGTGGGGCAAACTATAACCAGATTGCATACCCGTATACACAGGACAGCACAAGCGGCTCACACAACGGGATTACTGCCACTGTTAATTCTGACGGAACTATTCATTTTAGTGGTACAGCGTCATCTGCTTATTACTTCAATATTCATACAGACGCAGATAAGCAACTTATTACAGCAGGAACATGGACTATTTCATCAAAATATGACCTTCCTAATAGAGTACAGATTTCTTTAACCGGAGCTAATTTGGATAGCACACATAAGTTTGTGACATTTGATTATGCAGAGGATGCCGAGACTAATTTATTTGTGTATATTCCTACTGACGCAGGATTGGTAGATTTTACAGTGGCAATACAGTTGGAAAAAGGTAGTGTAGCACATGATTGGTCTCCTTGGGAAAACATCTGCCCCATCAGCGGACATACGGAGGCGGTGGTGACGGATAGCGGTAACGATGTATGGACTGGGGATGCTTCCTATACAAGAAACGACGCTGGCTTTATCATCCCGAAAACTAACATTTCATTACCCGTCGGGACATATGAACTTCATTTTGAAGCAAGCAGTGTCAATGGTGTATTCGAATTTCAAGTATATAAAAACAACTCTGAAGAGTGGGGTAACATTTTAGTAAACAAGTCCTTTAACGCGAAAGCTAATAACATTGTGCCGTTTACAATCAATGAAGCTGGCACAAATGTCAGAATGTGGTCTACCAATGAGACGGGACAAACCATCAGTAATGTGCGGTTATATAGCACAGTAAATCAGTACACCCTCGCCCTCGGAGATACCATCTACGGTGGAACTGTGGACTTTGATAGTGGCGTGATGACAGCTAAATACGGTATTGCCGATTTCAGCAATACGACATGGACGTATCAATCTCAATATAAAAGATTTCGTGCCGATTTCACCGGAGCGAAACAACCATCTCAAAGCTTTATCGCAGTAAATGCTATATGTTCCAATTATAGAGTGGCATCAATGCAAGACACACAAATTGCTAATAACACTACTATAGCGGTTGGATCAACGGGAATTGATTATATCTATGTACATGATGAACGATACGATGATAACACATTAGCTGATTTTACAACGATGATGGCTGACGTACAGTTTGTCTACGAACTCGCCACACCTACCACCATCCAGCTTACACCACAGCAGATCCAGCTCTTACAAGGCACCAACACCCTCTACGCATCCACAGGGGATATCTCCGTTAGTGTTAATGGCGTGAGTGGGGCTATTGGGGCAGTGCAGACACAGGCTAATGCAACCGATGCGGCAGTGGCACAGTTGGCGGCAGACATTGCGGAGCAGTTACCCACAGCACCGACCACTGACGGGGCATACGTGCTGACGGTGACGGTGGCAGACGGTGCGGCAACCTACAGTTGGGAGAGTGCAGAGTAATCAATTAAAGGGCAGGTGATTATATGCTGTCTGTTATAGCAATCATATTAGCAATTATCAGTATATGCGTTAATATGCATACATTGATACAGATATTAAAAAACAAAACCGATAATTAATTAAAGGGCAGTTTTACGAACGATGTGACAACTGAATAGCCATAGCTGGTGTCTTTCTTGTGGGCATCGGCTACGGCACTATTTAGGGAGAGAAAACATGAAGAAACTTCAAGCGGTACTGATCGGAGTATTGGCCGGTATCAATGCGTGGCTCGGCAATCTGGCCATCCCTGTCTATGTGCTCTTGGCCTGCAATGTCATCGACTATATCACGGCACTGATCGCAGCTCCGAAACGCGGACAGGAGATCGACAGTCTCAAAGGCCTAAACGGCCTAAAGAAAAAAGTCCTGATGTATCTGTTGGTAGCTGTCGGTGTGTTGGTCGATATTCTCATCAATTATGCGATGCAGAGAGTGCGGCCGGACTTCCAACAGCCGTGCATTGTCGGCATCGTGGTCGCATTGTGGCTGGCATTTAATGAGATGTTGAGCATAATTGAAAACATATCTGATGCCGGAGGACCGGTACCGCCATTTCTAAAACGTATCATTAAGAGCCTAAAGAAAAAGACCGAGGAGGTGGCAGGAGATGAGCGAGAGCAATCTGGTCAGTTACAGAAATCTGACAAAAAACTACAGCCGAAGGACGGCGGCGATCAGTAAGATCACGATCCACCACGCTGCAGGGGTAGGATCTGCACAGAGCATTGTGGATAGTTTTATACCTGCCAAGAGAAAGGCATCTGCCAACTACTGCATCGGCAATGATGGGAAGGTCGGGCAGTCGGTACTCGAATGCAACCGAGCATGGACATCATCGAGCAGTTGGAACGATAACCAGGCAATCACGATCGAGGTGAGCAACAGCCAGAGCGGCGGCGAGTGGCCGATCAGCGATGCCGCATATAAGTCTCTCATCGATCTGTGCGTGGACATCTGCCAGCGGAACGGAATAAAAACGGTCAATTATAACGGTACCAAGAACGGAGTGCTGACGGAGCATCGGATGTTCGCGGCTACGCTCTGCCCTGGGCCGTACATCCACAATCTGCTGGTCAATGGTTCCATTGCATCGCAGATCAATGCACGGCTCCGGCCACAGACCGTCTCTGATCGGATCTACGAGGGCATCGACCTGTCGCCGGTATTTAACGCGACATACTACGGCGGACGGTATCCGGATCTGTTGGCGGCTGGACT